ACCAGTTGAGGTGGGGCTGATATGTTATGCGAAACAGTAACGGCCTTTGCCTTCTGCAATGTTTTTTCTAGCTACTGCATTAATAAAATCTTCACTTAAGTAGTAAAGGTCTGGGCCTTCTGAACCATCTGGGTGTCTGTATTCAATGTATAAAACACCTTTTTGATCTAGGCTGCTGATAAGTCCAGCAATCTGATGTTTGTCAAAGTCAGTTGTTTCTAAAGCCTCTCTTAAAGTGAAGCAAAGAAAGCAGCTGTCACCATCACAATTAGAGTAACCAGTTTCTTCATAGAAATAATCAAAGTTGATGCCAGCACATTGAGCTAGTGTTGCTTCTTTGTCTGTAAGTTCGTAAGTTTCGATTTTCATTGGAATAATTTGCGAAGTTGTTTGGATTGAGGGTCGATCTCTCGCCCATTGATTTAAATATACACCCTTCTTATATATATGTCCACCCTTGCCCTGTAAGTTTATTCTAATGTTATGGTTTTGTAACATTATCTTATAGGACTTGACAGTGCAACTATGTGCATATAATATATAGATATGGCTGAGAGGCCGTTCTTTCGCAAGGTATTTCAAATGGAAAAAACTTTAATTCATCAAGACAAAGACAACAAGCACTATCAAATTCAAGGTGCTGAAAACATTTTTTATTTTCACCATTTAGGCAAAAATCGCAATCCAAACTGGGAAAGAGTTACTATTTGTGTTTGCAAGGAAGAAGATCCAAAAGCACCATTTATAGAAGAAAAACCTGATACATACGAATTTAATGGTGTTGGTTGTGTAAAGCAAGCAAACTTAAAATTACAGGAGCTTGTTTAATGACCTCTTCTCCAAAAACACAAGCTGAGAAGGATCAGCACAAGAGGGACAGATTCAAGGCTCTCTTTTCTCAAAGAGTCAAAGCTTTAGTTATGAGACACAAGCAACTCTTGAACCTTGCTAACCAGAGCAACTACAAGTTCACAGAAGATGAAGCAAAACAAGCAGTCAGACTTTATGAACTAATGCTCGATGGAGCAAAAGAAAAATTCACAGATGTTGAATCTTATCCACTTACAAAAATTACTTTCGATCAAACGGAGCTTGACTAATGATTAATCAACTTTTCTTATTTATCAGTGCGGGGTCAATCATGACCCTCGCATTGACATCAACACTGACAGAAATGACCTATCACGACTGTCATGTGAACAATATAGAACTAGCCTGTGAGGAATTACAAAAATGAATTTCACCTACGAAGAATTGAGAGAAATACATCTTGCCTTAACTGAGGGCAGATGGCTCAATCAAAACATTAAAGACTCAGCAACCAAAAAGGTTGAATCTTATATCATGCTCTCAAAGCCTAATACCACAAAGGCAGATGTTGAAGCATCATATATCTACGCTTGCAAAATGAGGGACGGCTGGTGTGAGGCACAAGTTGAACTACAAGACAATCCTTTAAAGATGAGAGAAGCTGATAAAGCTTATGACCTTTGGTGGGCAAAAGCTAATGACTTAGAGAAACAACTAACAGCTTTGGAGCAAAAATAATGACTGAATTTGAAATCAAACGGCTAACTAAAAGAGTTGCTGATCTTGAAAAAGGTTATAAAGATCTTTCCACAGTTTATGGACGGCAAAAACTTATTAGCTTTGAAACTATTACTAAAAGCATTGCTGCTTTTGATCATACAACGTCTGGTATGAAAGCTTTACAAGAAACTATAGAAGGAATTGAAGATGTTATGAGACAAACTGCCAAAGCCATAGATTCTCTAGCAAAAGGCCAAGCTCACCTCAGTGGCATGGTAATTAAATGTGTTGAACGCATTGACGAATTAGAACAAAAAAATACTGGTAAAGACCACCCCTGATCCTTACCAGTAACCTTTTCTCCTTGTCCCAACACCTTAGGACATTCTTATACTAACAAATGGAATCATTAGAAAACACAACACCACACATAACATCAGTTGATATTGATGAACAAGTGTACAGATCAGATGGAGCTATAGCTGCCTCTGACGCAAAATACGCCATAGATCATGGCCTTGAAGCTTTTTATATCTATAAGTATGGCAAAAACAATCCTCCCAGAATTGCAACCCCAGCAATGAAATTAGGGTCAATGATTCATAAATGGATTCTTGAACCTGACGCATTTCCAAGTAGTTATGCACTTCTTGAAGAAAAGCGTACAAAAAAAGGTAAAGAGCTTGCTCTTGCCTGTGAAGAAAAAGGTTTACTTACTTATACTTCTCAGGAAAAGGAACTGCTAGACAATATTGAACACGCACTTGTTGAAAACAATTTTGCTTGGAAATATCTTCTTAGCAATGTTAAAAACAAACAAGGTCTAGCAGAACAATCTTTTTGGTGGAAACATAGAGAAACAGGTTTGCAATGCAAATGCCGTTGTGACTATGTGATTGATGATATGGTCATTGATCTCAAAACAACAGGTGAAGGTGGTGCATCACCAGATAAATTTACCAAAACCATAGTTAACTTTCACTACCATATGGCTGCGGCTCACTACCTTCAAGGTACTGGAGCAAAGCGTTTTATATTTGTGGTTGTTGAAAAGGTATTCCCATACAGCGTGGGAATCTATGAACTGTCACCCCACTTCATTGAACGTGGATATGAGCTTCAAGAACAAACTTTGTCTGACATCAAACAAGCCCAAGAATCAGGCATCTGGAAAGGTTACACCAACTATGAACCAGAGGGCATCAAAACACTTACACCCCCAAGATGGGCTTAACACTATGACATTTTCAAAAGAACAAACAGAACTACTTAAACAGCCTATTGATCCCAAAAATGTAGAAACTAGGGACGGCAACAGAAGCGGCTCGTTACAGCTTGCTTATGTTGAAAGCTGGCACGTTATCAAAGAAGCAAACCGCATCTTTGGATTTGACGGCTGGTCATCTGAAACAGTACAGCTTGATTGTGTTCACAATGATGAGTTCTGTGTGACTTACGTAGCCAAAGTAAAAGTTACAGTAGGAAACGTAATCAGAGAGGGAGTTGGTGCTGGTCACGGCAAAGGTGAAAGAGTTGCACAAGGTGACAAACATGAATCAGCAGTTAAAGAAGCTGAGTCTGATGCCAGAAAACGTGCCTTAATGCAGTTTGGATCTCAGTTTGGATTATCACTTTATGATGGTAAAAAGAAATGGAAAACTGCTAAAAGGGATAGGTCAGCAGAACAAGTTCAAAACCTTGCTGTTGTTGCTAAAGATGCGATCTTAAAAGCTGATACAAAAGCAAAGCTTGATAAATGTGCTGAGTATTTAGAAGTCCGTTACACTAATGGACAAATACCAAGAGAGGATTACAACAGCCTCTCAGATCTAATCAAAAATAGACAGGAGGTAATCAAAACATGACAGTAACAGAGAGTCAGTACTTCACTACAGAACAGCTTGCCTCCAGATATGGCATGCACCCTGACTCTATTAGACGATGGAGATATAAGGGCTACGGCCCTGAGTTTTACGAATTATCTCTTTTCGCTGTTTCCTATGGTGATGCTCGTGTACGTTATGAACTACATAAAGTGTTGGCATGGGAAGAAGCAAACGGAATCACCCCCATTGAACCTTTTTAATTATTATGACTGACACCGCATTTAACGCAAAAATAAGAATCGTTGATAATAACAGCGATAGAGAAAACGCACCAGAAAGAAACCTTATTATTGATATATCAGTAGAGGAAGCTTTAAAAGCTGCGAACTGGTTACAGAGTATGGTTGATAATGCTCATGTTGAAGATACTACAATCAGGATCTACAAAAGCAAATCAGAATATGATGAGGTGGCTGGATTTTCGATCTGGGGTGGCCTTTGGGGTAACTCAGGTAAGATTGCCCCTTTATATCCTAAAGGAGCCTCTGGCCAGACTGTAAACGTCAGAGCAAACCAACCAGAACTTCCAGATGATGTTCCATTTTAAATTATGCACTTAGTAACTTTCCCTCATGATCCCTATGTCGGTCAGATTTTCTATCACCCAGACTCAGAAAGAACTTTTGAATTTATTGAAAAGATAGAAGGTCAAAACGAATATTGCACTTGGCTTGATATTACGGAAAAGGATTTAGTTCCCTAGTTTTGAGGCATGACAACTCTGTTCTAGTCACAGAGAATAAAGCTGCTCTTTTGCATGAAACAGGAATAATGGCTCTGTTTTTCCACTAATAATTTTTTTTGCAAAAAGTATTGAGTTCCCTTCGAGGAATAAAGGTGAGCCAACCTTCTATATGAGGTCATGAATCTTTATGAAGCGATAAAGTCAGTAAGTCCTCTTACTTCTTTCCAAATATAACAAACCTAATGCGATCCCAAAGGGTCGCTTTTTTATTGAATTTTTTTCTTAAATTAAATATCTGTTCTTGCTGCTGGCAAATGATTTCCAAAGCACTAGCTATGAAGGTGGCTTGATTAGAGTTAGTTTTTATTAAGTGAATTGTATATGGTTTTAAATCTTCTATATCAGTCAGTTCTTTTATGGCAGTAATAGACTTCTTAACCTCAAACTCTTGCTCAAGGCTTACACCAGTAGTCAAAACTTTCATAATGTCTTTCATTTTACTGGGAATAATTTTTCCTCAAGCATCTTAACTATGGCATCGTCTACATCATTATCTGACTTGGCTGCTAAGTCTTGTAAGATGGACAAACACGCTTTTCGTAGACTTTGCGACTTGCCAAACCTTATAAATAGATTGATTAGAAATTTTGACATGATTTGTTTTTTCTCTTACCCAAACATACCACGCATCACTGAATCTTGCCTTCTATCCTACTAACCGCCTGTGATAGCTTATTAAGTCGGTTGTATATATCTATTATTGTTTTTTCTCTTCTGTTACTCATGTTAGATAAGACCATAACAAAAGCGGTAGCTGCTGCCCCTATTAATGCACCATAAACCTCTGGCATTTGCTTAAATTAGTAATTATGTCTAGTATGACTAATAAAACAAGTTATGGCAGATAAGACAATCGAAAATAAAAAGCAATTAGATGATGATAAACCTGACTATCAGGAAAAAATTACTTTTTTAATTTCTACTTTTGCACAAGGATTTATTTTACTTTGGTGCTTGTTAGTTTTGTCACTTGGATATATTAAATTACCAAGTAAACTTTTTGGCGTAGAAATTCCAGATCAACCTCGTGTGGATAGCACTTTTGCGGCTGGTCTTTTGGGTTCAATTTTGGGAGGATTAGGTATTAGTGTTAATGCAGCACAAGGAGCAAAGAAGAAAAAGAAAGAAGGAGAAAATGGTAATATCGGCAATACCAATGGTGGTGTACAAACTATAGTAATAAGGCAACCAATAGAATTAATTACAAGTAAACCTGATGTAATCAGAGTTGATCCGATTACTGGAAAAAATGTAAAATCCAACGGTAAACTAGACACATGAAAAAACTTCTTCCATTTCTGTTTTTATTATCAGCACCAGCCTACGCTGATATAACTCAAAAGTTCACAACCTCTGCACAGATAAGTGTAGATATGCCGTACTCTGTGACTAATAAATTGGGGACTACGTACAGTCTTAGCGGGTCAAATATCACCCCTTCAGTTACTTCTGGTGGCTCAAGTACCTCTGGTGCCATCGGAGGATTGAATGTAGGCAGTTTAACCGCAGGTGTGCCAGCCTTGATTCAAACTGATAAAGCTATAACAACAGCAGGGTCGGCCTTCAGTCTTACAGAAGCGGTAACAATGGGAGATGCAACACCATCAGCAGTTACACCATCGTCAGGAATAGCAGCATTACCTCATCTGTCGGGACAAACAACCATAGGTTCTGGGGGGACTCTAGGTAGTGGGGCAATGACGAGTTTAAGTAGTGGAGTGACCACCTGTTCTGGTGCCTTTGGATCAGGTTCTAGCTGCGTTGCGTCCACTACAGTAACCATCACCATAGATTGATTAAACTTTGGCTGCTATTAATAATATTATTTCCTGTCAAAATCCTTGCAAACCCAGTAGTACCAACATTTCGTACAGGAAGTTCTTCAACAAACAGCACTTCTCAATCAGTAATAACAGAATCAATAACCAGTTATCAATACCGTACAGGGTATTC